CTTGTTATTATGAAGACCAAGCACCGGGAACGTAGGAAGCTCGCAAAAGAATGCGAGCCCTGGTGTATTGATTAGGTTGAATGGATACTTGCCACCAGTTGAGGCGCGAGGATACACATTAACAAGTAGCTCGTTGCCTGATATATCCTGCTCTGAAGTATTAGCCGCAAGCGGTATCTCTCTTTGCATGTTATGGCCCCTGCTCAATTATGTAAGTTCCGATGCCCTTACGCTGAGTGGCAACGGCGCGGTCCATACCAAGAACAAGATCACGGTAGTTGTTACGCTTCAACCACTTCTTACCTTCAACTGCATGAGTGGCAATAGCCGCGCTTGGCTGTTTTCCCCACTCATCAGCAAGATCAAGACAAAGGTTATAGATAAGCGCTCGCTCGTAACCAGGTGGCAGGTTAATCACTTCAGTAAGGCAAGCAGCCGGAAGTATCTCGCTTAATGGCTGGATAACTTCAAGGTGTAGCGTTTCAGAAGAGTATGGAACCGATTCAAATAGAATAGTGTTCAACGGCCAGCCTTCACGAACATAAAAGCGTGAAGGGCGTGAGGCGTTAGTTTTACGGCTAATTCGTGAGAAGGTCTTTACGTCAATGACTTCTTGAATGTAATCGGTATCGTATTGATCACGAATAAAAGCGGCTAGTATCTTTTCTGGTCTTGCGGTTTCAATATGGTTGATTGGTAACGGGTCCGGCTTTGGTTCAGGATAGATACCAATAGTGTATTCAGATATATCGTTAGTGAGTTGGAATGTAACTACACCCACAACAGGGATTAGCAATGTTTCGTTAGTCCAGGCATCAACCATCTGAGCGAATACCTTTAAAGCGTCATCACCTTCATTGGCTGGCAGGGGTTCGCCAGCAGCAAGAACGCCAATTTTACGCATTGAACTGCGAATAATATCCCCTACCGTAGTAGCCATGTTATTCAGCTCCGTTCATTGCCGCTTTGATTTTCTCGATCAGAGTGTCTTCTTTCATGTTCTCGCGAAGACCTAAACTATAAAGCGAGTTACCAAGAACAACGTGTTCAGCTTTAGTTAGTGATTCAGGATTTTCTTCAAACTGCGCGTAAAGAACATCAAGGTCATGTTCGCCTTCTTGACCTTCAGCTTGCTTTGACTCTTTCAAACCACGGCGTTCAGCTTCAGCAATAAGATCTTCATCACTGAATGATTCAATGGTGACAGGTACAGCGCTAAATTTTGCCTTGTTCATTTCAGCTTCAAATTCAACTTCAGACAAAACCTTGAATCCCATTGTTTTAACCAGGCCAACAAGATCTTCAGGTCGCGCACGTTCAATCTGATCAGCGTCCATCTTAGCTGCATTGTCTTCTTTAGGTAAATCAAGAAGCGCCGGAGACTTAACCCAACCGTCTTGCTCTAATTGTTCAGCTTGAGACAGGTTTACAATTTCACCTTTAGGGCAGTTAGCGTGATACATCCATAATTTTGACATATTAATTACTCTCTCTATCTAATGAATAAAAGGCCCGTCCTTGGGCCTTATCGGTTATTGCTTACTGAGCTGCGCCCCACATACGAAGGGCAAGCTCACCGTAAATTAAATCGGTGCCGTAAACAGCATCGATACGGTGAATCTCTGTTTGCTCATTAATATCATAAGCACCAGTAAGAGTAAGTGACAGACCAGTTTCAGGATCCGCAGCGCGAGACTTGATAACCGCTGATTGTGGTAACTCAAGATCAATCATTGCAAGGGCAATAGCATCACGGTGGAACAGGTAGTTTTGTTCGTATGTTGCATTAGCCGCACCAGCAATAGTGATAGCTGCGCCAGCAACCGGAAGGGCTGTAATGTTCTGGTAAGCTTTCGTGCTGATTGGGTCGCCTTCAGCGTTGTTGATTGTAGCGTTACCATCATTCAATGCAGGGAATACACTGATTGAAGCAGCGCCAGCACCATCAGTATCAACGTCAGCAGTAACAACGAACTCTTGAAGCAAGCCAGTTGTTTCATAGTTCTGAGGGTTAACACCGAACACACCAGCAACGGTAAACACATCACCAACCTTCAAGAAGCCAGTTGTTGAAGCTGTGCCGCCAGTCATAGTGATTACTGAACCGTTAGCACCAGCACCAGCTAAAGGAGTACCGCCGTGATCACCAACAGTATGCTTAGGCAAGTTCTGAGATTCGTAAGTATCGTACTCAGAAACCTTACCGCGATAACCCATCTTATAGGCTTGCTCAACCATGCTTTCTTTAAACAGCTTGGTTACTTCATCAGATAGAGAAGCACAAGTGAACGGGTCAAGTACCGCATGACGCATACCATCTTGAGGAACGGCGTAAGTGGTTTGTTTAGCGCCAGCGTTAGCAAAGTCGATAAACTTACCAGGGCGAACACCAGGAGTACCGGAAGTATGGAAAGCTTTCTTCAGGGTAAGCAAAATATTACGGTCAATCTTGTTAGCGATCTGAATCATGCCCGACTTCAGGTAACGTTCAGAGAAGTCCATAATATCAAGGGTCTTATCCTTAACAGTGTACTCAAGACCAACGTGGTGTTGCTTGTCAATCTTAAACGGGATTGTCTGATCAACCATTGGCTGTTTAACCAGGGTTCGGCCATCAGCCGCTTTAACACGGTAAGGAAGTTTTAAGCGAATAGTGTCGCCGACTTTACCAAATGTTTTTTCATAGTTACGGTAAACCAACTTAGCAGTAACCAAGTTGTTTTTAAGTAGACGCAATGCTTCTTTAGCAATTACATCATCAGTAAGTAGATTGTTGTTTTGAACAGCCATGAGAAGGCTCCTTTAATTTATTACCAAGATTGGCGCGTTCGTTCTTTCTTATTCATGTGGGCTTCGTATTCTGCAAAAGACATTTCAGCCGGAGCTTTCTCTTGTGCATCACTACCACCAACAGGGCTAATAGGATCGGGCGCATTAGTTGTTTTTGTCGGTTTCGGCGGTTTGCTCGTCACCGTCAGATCAAGTTTTGCGATTGCTCGCATTTGCTGAGCTGGCGAACCAGAAGCAATATCAGTAGCAAGATCTTTATTCTGGCCCAAATGATACATAACCTTTGCCGGGTCTTCACATTCGGCCAGTGCTTCAAGCATATCACCAGTGATCGGAACTTCAGGGTTAAGCGCTACAGCTTCAAAGTCATCAGGTTTAGTTGCTGACTCAACCGTTTCCTTAATAACAGCCATTGCCGTTTTTTGGCTATCGGTTAATGAAGGTGCCGCTTCTTGCTCTTCCTGTTTAGGTTCAGGTTTATCCTGGTCCTTTGTCGGCTTATTGTCATAAGCGTCTAAGGCATCAAGATACTGGTCATAAGTTTCAAAGTCATCCTCTACAGGTTCCTTTTCTGACTTATCCGATCCTTTACCCTCCAATTCTGCAATACGCTTTTCAAGTGCCTCATTTTTACGGCGCTCGTCTTCGCGTTCTCTTACTACCTTGTCGATTCTCTTTTGCACTCGGTTAGGCTTCTTGCCTTCGTCCTGTGCGGCGGTATCAGAATCGTTACCGGAATCATCTTGCGCTTTGCCTTCAGACTCTTCACCTTCACTTTTAGGTTCTGGCTTATCTTTACCTTCAGTAGCAGGAGCTTCAGAACTGGCCTGTTCTTCTTGCTTCGGCTCTTCCTGTGGTTCAGTTGGTGCTTCTGGCGCGTCACTCAATGTAACGACAAAACCTGAAGTTTCGTCTTGGTTGTTTTCATCACTCATGGCGTATATGTTCCTATACGAATTTAAGCCCAGTGAAAGGCCACTGGTAGCCATAAACTAATGATAAGCTTAATTTAGTAAAAAGCCACTCATTAAGCCTTGACATTTTGGTTGTTTGCCATTAACTCAGCCAGTGCTTCAGCAACTAATTCACGCACTTGCTGATAAGCATCACCTTGGCCGTTTTGAATAGCTTGAAGCTGAGCTTGAGCTTCAGCCGTTTCAAGTTGGGCCTGAACAAGATCAGACTGAGCTTGTGCAATTGTAGCCGTAGCTTTCTCGTTAGTTGCCTGGGCTGTTGCTGCTTTGGCTTGCGCTTCCTGTCCTCTAACTTCAAGTTCTTGCATTTGTAATTGCTGCTCAGGTGTTGGCTGGTCCTGGTCTGGCATATCTTCAGCAAGCTTCTCTCTTTCGTCATTGGTCAATACGTTAGGCGGAACAATCTTTTTAAGACGTTCGGCCATAACATCAGCACCAGGGAAGTCCATGTTTTGCGCGATAAGGTCAGCAATGACAGCAGCGGAAGCCGGAACAGCTTGAGCGAATTGAATAAGTGATTCAGCCGCTTCTTGTCGCTGTGTTGAGTAAGCTGGTCCAGTAGTAACAACAACGTCATACTTGGCAACGTTCAGATCATTGATAGTTACCCACTCGTTTGTTTGCTCATCAAGGATCTGCTCATTCAACTTAACGAAGTCCTCAGTTTCATCAGAGAACTTCAAACGAACAACGCGCTCTGTGTCGTAAATCTTAGGTATCATTTCAACCATAATCTTACCAACACGGCGAATAGCTTTAGTTAGGTTATCAATGAAGGCAAATGAACCTCGATCACCCTGGCGTTGTCTTGCTACTATTGCCCGGCCTGAAGTTTCATTACCCATCGCACCAAGTGAAGCGTCATACATACCAAGCGTGGCTTTAATCTTCTCGCTTGAGTTCATGCCAAGAGTAATTTCAGCGGCAGGGATAGCAGCAGGCTGTTCACGGCGTGGACCAGGATCACCCTGGAACTGTGGAACGTAGGTTAATACTGAACGGTTAACGGTGTTGGCCGTTTCCCATTGATGCTCGTAACCTTCAGTGTGACCTTCAGAACCGATAAACGGCGCTTTAGGTGCAAGAGCAACGGCTTCAGTTGCGGCGCTATCCCAATAGTTAGCCATTCGTTGAGCATCTTTACTATGGCGAATAATAGACCGGAAGATGATTTTCTTCTTAATAACCAATGCCTTACCCCAAACCGGAACAACCGGAATAGTTGAGCAAGGCAGTTCAACGGGACCTTCAAGCACATCAAGCCCGGTAATTTTACGCCAGAATACCTTATATGTTTTAACCTTACGGGTACGGACAATGCTTACACCTTTGGCAAGTAGCTCATCAACAACTGGCTCTAGCTCATCCATATACACTGAACGGCCATCACTAAGAAGAGCCACCTCTTTGATGCAAGGCTCACGAGTGAAGTATTCACTGATCTTAACTGAGTTGTCAGAATACCAGGTTCCCATATCATCGACTGAATCAGAGTTAACCGGGTCGGCGTTAGCATCAGGGTAAAGCTCTTTGAATGCTTCCTTTTCCATCGTGTCATCAATTAGGCACCAATTCATATCTGAACGGTCACGCTCTTTTGCGTTCGGGTCCATTGTTACAGCGAACTGGTTTTCAATGTGGTCAATGATCAGATCTTGTTCAAAGCTATCATCTACCAGGTAGTCAGAGCGAACACGCAAGTAACCCATGCCAGACTCAACCGCAGACTGAAAAGCAATGTCATAGCTTGTTTCAGCGTCACAGTTATATTCAATGTTCTTGATTAGCCCGGTAAACACTTCAGCAAGTTCATAATCTGTCTTGCCAGTCGTGTTAGATATGCGAAGCGTTGTGTCTTCTCCGGTTTCAGAGTCAGGAACGCGAACAACATCAGTAGCACTTACCTTGATAGCCGGGCGGTTTTGTCGCTGATCACCAAGAACCTGATCCACAAAGGTAGGCAATACGTTATTAACCAGGCAAGGACGTTGTTCAAGCTCTCTCTCAGTTCGTACTTGTGAAGGCCATTGCTCACCAGCAAGGAACTTCAGATCATCTTCAGCCGCTTCCCAGTTTTCTTTCCAGTAGGTTGCACCGTCACGGGCTCGCTTTCTGGCCGTACAAAGTAACGAGTCATCAGACTTATCACCTTTCTTTTGCTTTACGGGTTTAGCGTAAAGCTGCTCTATCTTTGACTTAGCCATTAGCAAGCCTCCTCTTGTATGAATTTATTAATCTCTTCTTTGAGCTCAAGCATGGTGTTTACATAAACCGATTTGTTACGGTACCCATCCCAAATCTTATACTCAGTAGCCAGATTGTAAATGCTCCAGCCTTTGCGCTGAAAGCACACTTCAGCTATTTCGCCATAACTACGCATTAAGAACCCAACCAACCGCCGGAAGTGGCTCGGCCTGGTCTGCGTCTTTGTGGTTTCTGGCGTTCAACCTCTTCTTTGTAGTGAAGGCCCATTTGCTGAATAGCATCAGTGAAGTTGGTCGCCCACTTCGGACCAGTAGCATCTTTAAACACTTCATTGTCGTGGTCCCACTCACGGCGCAATGCCTTGATACCTTTCCAGCCTGTTTTCTTGGCCTGATCACCAGTTGCCCCGGTTGAATCTGTATCGCATCGTTTCTTATCAATCCATAGGCGAGGGAATAGTTTCTTCAGTGAGTTGATTGATTCGCGCTTACTCTTACATCGTTCGACCAGCTTAAACTTAATGCCCATTCGTTTAGCGGTATCAAGTCGGCTTTCCCTGGTCATTAGGTCACGAACAGAAATATCATGCGGTGCCAGGTGCTCTTTGTATCGAATCCCGTACTTATCAGCGAAGTCGTGAAGCCAGTTAATATAATGCTCCATACCTTCATCGCGATTGGCATAACAGGCAATCATTCGTAACTCTTTGCGGTGTGGCTGCATAAGCCATAAAACCATATCGTCATTGATACCAAGATCCCAATAGGTATAAACAGGCAATGCCTTCTCGATAGGGATATTACACAAGCGCCCTTCTTCAATAAGTAGCTCAAGCTCTTTCTTGTAAACAACACCTTCTTGAAGTGCGTCATCTGGGTTTTGTTGGTATTGAGCGCTAAACATAAAGTTATCTGCCTTTTCCATTGCCAGTAATGTTTCTGTTGGCTCTTTGTCTGTCCAGTAGCTAACACGGCCCGACTTGAATCCAGTGTCACGAATACAGGCCTGTTTCATTTCATCAGGCAAGGTTTCCAGGTATTCACGATCGACAATAGCCGGAACCTTGAATATTTCGTAGGTATCCGGCGTTTTATCACTCATTAGGAAGTCGGTACTGTCACCGTTAGCTATTCGCTGCTGAACCATGATGATAGGTACGTTGTCATGTGCAAGACGGGAACGAACAACACGGTTAAGCTTCTTGTTGGCCTTGTCCATTAACTTGCCGCTGTCTGAATCTTTCGGTGGAAGCGGATCGTCAAGGATAAGCGCACCAGTAAAACAGTTCTCTATCATGTAACCAGCTCGGCGGCCTGTTACCTGGCCGTTGATACTGGTCCCGTAAAGACGATGACGGTTGTTGTTCTGGTCGTAGTACATCCAGTTGTGTTTTGCTTTGGTGGTTTTTGCCTGGGTCATAGGCCAAAGCTGTTGAAACTCTTCAGAGTCGATTATCTCTTTAACCCTTGTGGCGTTCTCTACAACCAGGTCATCAGAGTAAGAAAGCGGTAGCCAGCGTGAACTTCTTGGATTGCCGTCAGTGATACACTTGATAATGCACCATACAGGCCAGTGAATTGACCAAATTTCGGTTTTAGTTGAACCAGGCGCAACGTTAATGATGCCCCGTTTAATCTTTCCGTAAAAAACATCTTCAGCAAGTTGGCACTCGTAAGTGTGGTGCCAGTTCTTTTTAAACTTCTGCCCTTGCAATAACTGGAAGAATATACGCATAAAAGCCTCAAAAGAGGCTTCACTTGCTACCTTGACGGCTATCTTCTCAGCATCCGTCATTGTCTCCCATTGCATTATCTCACTCACACAATGCTCCATAAGATATCGGATATGATAATAATCCACATAAACAAGCCAGCTAACACAGCAAATAAAAAAGGTTTTCGTTTCATGCGTATATCCTTGTTATATCCGTACTGATAGAAGTTAACTAACCTATTAATTTTAAAGTAATTACAATTTGCCCATTAAACCAGCTAAAGCCGCCGCTATTTCTGGTGCACTGACATCAGCCTTGATAGCTAATGCGCTTCCATCCTTACCAGTGATCTCTTGTTTGCGCGGAGCATTCCAACCTTGAAGGTCAGAAAGTATCTTGATTGAACCGTTGCTGTCATACATCTCAATCTTTGGCCCAGTCTTGGTGAAGGTAACTGACTTGATTGAAGCGGCGATAACCGGATCAATGTCTTCAGAGTGCTTCATGGTCCAAACTGTTTGCATTACCGGGTTGCCGTCTTCGCCCTCACCGACCTGTTTAAGCTCGAATGTGCAAATGTCGTGTATTGTTGCCCTTGCTGACTTAGAAAGCCTCTCAAGCGCTTCCTGCTTGGTCATAATCGAATCTGAAGCGATACTGTTCATTAGTGAGTCATAGAATGCCTTTACCTTATCTTGGCTTAGCATACGGCTTGCTGATACGTCTTGAGCTCCTTCAGTGGTTGCTTTGCCTCCTGCGGCAATGTAAGCCTCTCTTTGGCTCATACTTGAACTTACCAGGTGCATAACAAACTTACGCTGAAGCGGAGTAAGCTTGCTTGCTAACTCCAACTGTTCAGCGGTTAATTTAATTTGCTTTACTTCACCCATAAGGACCTACGAATTAGAAATGTCGATAACCAATTGAACGTCAGTTGCATCGGCGCTGTTGTTGGTCAGTCGGATTAGGTAACAAGTGTTTGCCATGAAAACGAAGTCGCTACTGATTAGCTCTTCATTCAGGTAGTAATTGTTGTTACGGAAGATTTGAGCAACGATATTGAGAGGAACACCAGAAAGTGATTGGCCGTCATTAGTGATAGTTGCCGCTTTGGTTATCTTTGCACCTGGTCTGCTATCTGCTGCTGAGTTTCGAGGTATTGCGCTTAGCTCTGTTCCGGCTCCTTCAGTGAACTGAGCTCCAATGAACGGTTCCCAAGTTAGTGATTCAACGTTAGCTTCAACACTGATACCTTCAATGACGATATTCTTATCTTCAACACAAATAAGAATATCTTCAGTTGTGGCTGCCGCTAGTCCAACGATGTTATCAAGATAGATAAAGCGCTTACCTTCACGCCAGCGAGCTTCACGGATTGTTTCAATCGTTAGTGCCATTGTCTTTCTCCTTCTTTTTAGCCATACGAGCCGTATCAATTGACGGTTCGTTAGCTATGCGGTTAAGGCTTGTCGTGTTTTTTTTTAAGATTTCACCAATAAGATAAAGGGACCTGGTGCCGTTATGAGCACAGATCCCTGTTATTGCTGAAGTGAGTAGAAAGTCTAACTGGTAATACTGGCAAGTTATTGCAGCAATAATGCCGACAAAGCCACTTACACAAGTTTCAGATAGCCAACCGAAGATAGTCGGCTTCTGTCCATTGAGTGAGGTTAGATACTTTGCAGTTCCAGCCCA